CTTCCACGTCCTGTCTAAGCGTAATAATAGTCTCCTCAGAAAAATCTTTAATATATTTATCCATATTTTGCGTATAATTCTTTGCTATATTAATTTTTTCTTTTTCATTCATTGTAGGTTTGATAGAGATGACATCCTGTATTGATATATCAACTTTAGAATCTAAATTATTTACAGCTTGATAATAGATACCCTCAACAGTTAATTGATCTTCTTTTAATAACTGCATTTTATTATTCACAGCCATTGCAGTTGTTGCCAATAATGTTAAAATTTTACTCTTTCTGTTCTCTTGGTTAGATTTATGTATTGCCACAGCTCTATGTATATCTGGTGAGAGTTTATTTGCTGATATACGAAAACCATTAACATTCGAATCATATTGTGCACCTAATTTTCTCAAGGCACGAGATATTGCCATAGTCAAGTTTCCTGTCACTATTCCATTATTATACTCTAAAGTGCCATTAGTAAAAGCATTGTATAATATGTCCTGTTTTTGATTCAATCTAATCTTTGTTTTTTCAGATTTAAGATAATCTATTAAGTCATCAAATATAAGATATCTCAATAATATAAAGACATTTTTACTTAATTTGTCTTCATATTTATTATCTATGTTAACTACTTTAAGTGTTTTCTGTTTCATAGTGATCTTTTGGACTACTTTCTGGCTCTGCTAATTTACTTTCAAAATCTCCTTTATCAAATTTTATTCCTAATATATCTTGTTGATTAACTCCTTCTATAACTTTATCACTAGTAATAATTTGCCTATCATACAATTTTAACAATCTCCTCAATTCCATATCCTTTCTCGTCTCTTCTTGCTCCGTTGTTAAAGATTGCAAAGGCTCCCATTTTAATTCTAAATCTTTCGGCACAAAGCCAAATAACTTTTGACAAGTAATTTTATAGATATCTAAAATAAACCCCTGATGCTTATCTCTAATTAATGCACTTAGCATTGAGTTATATTTTTGTAACTCTTCTTCGTTAGAAGAATTTAAACCACTTGAACCTTGTCCAAAGAGGAAATTCTCAGGAATACCCCAGGCATTAGCTATGTATTTTGTTGCTTGCTTAAACAAACCATCAAAGCCACTCAAATTTAATTGTTTTTGAATGTAGTCATCAGTAGCATCAAGTACAAGCGCATTATGATAATTTTTTTGCTGGTTAACAACTGACAAGTGTGTTGCTATAGCATTAGAACCAGCTTGTCCGCTTGCTAATAAACTTGTATTATATCCTTCCATCTTATAGACATCAATTTTTGCCTCATCAGTAGCTTCAAAAATAAATTCCATCAATTTTTGATATACATTTAAGGCCTGTAAAATATGTTCTATTTCTGATACACCCCAGCCTCTTAAAACAGGCCTAGTTAAAGATGGAGAATGTCTATTTTTAACTGTAAATACTCTGCTTCTATCAATTATAGTACCATAATATAAAAAAGGAGATCCCTTCTCATCTTCTCTATATGCAATTTCTTCATAATTTCTAGCCGATTGAGATGAGAAGGATAATTCCCATAAATCAACTGGGTAGAATTTAATTTGTGTATCTTGCTTTAAAGTTTTATAATCTAATTTTTTATTAGGCTCATCTCCTGTTTCAATAATTATACCACCACCTCCAAATAAACGAGACCATATAATAGCTTGTTTAATTGATTCTATAACAGTATTATTATTACAATAATAATTGAATTCCTCTAATTCAGTTTCATTTAATTCTTTTGTTTGAATACTAACCCCGCCTCTAAAAGCATCTCTAACTGGCATGTCTATACCTGTCTGGACTAAACCATTTTCTAAATACAAATATGATAATAAACTACGATTTACAGTAATCAACCTTTGCCTTAGCATTTTTGCCGTAGTGTCTATAGACGATATTTGCGAATTGCCGAAGGGAGTATTATTTGGCAATTGATGATATAATTGAGTTAAATTATTTAACCTATTTTTAGCTTGCTCTTCAGCGAGAGCTGATTGTTTTTTAGACATAATTAATAAAGTATATAGTATTATTACTATATACTTACTATATTAATCAAGTTAAATAAGCATCAAAAGCGCTTACTTGTCCCGCATGGAGTCCCTTTTGAATTCCATATACTAGGCAATCTACAATATCATCATGTTTATGGCTGTCATCTGCAGTAAATAAACAACACTCAGATAAAAAAGGCTCCGTTATTTTTTTAACATCTCTAGGAATATAAACATGTCCAGTTTGGATATAATCTAAAATATCACTTACTCTTTGGTATTTGTCTTTTTCCACTTGGATAGGTAAAATAGGTATACCTAGCTTTCTAAGTTCTTGGATCATACCAGTCCCGCTTGTTTTATCTTCAACATAAAATGTACTCGCAGGTCTGCCATTAATTCCAGTTTTCCATTTGTTCCATACTCTTAATGCAACTTGTTTAAGATCTGGAAACTCCCATTTTCCTCTTTCCATATCTAATAAATATAATTTATTCTCAATAGTGACACCCCACACGCAAAAGACACTATAATCATTATGTTGCTTTATCTTCATTGCCGTATCAGTTGTAATGAATATCTTAATATATTTAGTATGATTGTAATTGACATAATATTGGAACCATTCTTGCTTAATTATAACATTACCCCAATGCGTTGGTTTTTGTTGGTATTGTGTTTCTCTAAAATTAATATTGCCTTTACATTCTTGATACAATACCTTTGTATCCCATAGCTCATCATTAAAAAATTTACAACTAAAAGTATTCTCCTTAAAAGAATATTGATGTTCTTTGAAATCGCCGTTGTCTTGTTTAACATAAAATACATATTCAGTATTGTCATTAAATTTATAAGGTATTTTAATATGAATATACGGAATTTTTCCTTCTATATATCTTGGCAATAAATACCCTGTCACATCCATAAAATCAATTCTTTGCTCTACGTATAGTCTTATTGGATGTTTTGTTGGGTTCTTGAATACTCTTGTTAAGTACATATCAAGGAAGTCTTTTGTTGTTATATGTTCTTGTCTTCTAATGTGAGCAGGATTTAAAAAATCATCAAAAACAAAAAGATGACCTCTCGAACCAGTAATGGCACTTCTTGAAGACATAATATCTATTGAGGACTGTATATCATTTTTCTTTGAAAATACTGCATTATTTATTGATAGATTGAATATTTTTTTATAAATAGGTAGATCGAGAATTTGTTGAATTTTGTTTCCAAATTTCTGTCTCGTTTGTTGACTATTAGAAACCACATAATGCTCATTCTTTGCCTTTGTGCTAAATATCCATATATTAAATAAAAAAGTAGTCAAAAAGCTTTTACCCCATCCAGGGCAGGCATTCAAAAATAAATCTAAACACAAATGATATTCGTTATCTATTTTTACGTATAGTCTTTTCTCAGACATCCATTGTAAAACATCAATAACCATGCTATAAGTGGGCTGTGTGTAATCCACATCTGGGTCGAAATGTTCTGCTATTAATAAGCAAAAAGCTCTAAAATTAGTAGGAGTTTTTTTAATTAACTCCTCCACTCTCTTTTTTTGTACAAACTGGTTGATTTGTTCTTTTGTATATCTTTGAAGGAGGTTGTTTATTTTCATTTTTTATCAGAATTTATACATAAATAACTGAATTTCTTTTTATAGACTTCAATGGATCCTGCTTTGCAATGAAATTTTTCCATGAAATTCTCCCAGAATTTCTCAATAGTAGTCGGTATTCCAAGATTTTCTTGCTTCGCAATGAAATATACTTTTCTATACGTATCGGGGACTTCTTCAATAGCTATAAAAACAAATACCTTATCACCTTCGAAGTAACGTTTAAACATGTCATGTTCTTTTGCTCTCTTTATCATAAATATATAATTAACTTTTTTTTAATTCTGTAAGTAGCTCAACCCAATCTAGCATTGCTTTTATAGCAACATCTTTATCATAAAAAGATATTTTACCAATTGGACTAGAAAGAATATAAGGTCGAGAGCTTTTACGATAATATTTATAACTATCCCCTATATCATATTTAATCATAATATCAGAAATATTATAATGTTTTAATGCCATAAAAGTCATACAAGTTGATCCCTCTACGCATTGATAAAGAAAACAAGGCTCCCAATCATCCCCACCACAGGAATTAAAATCAAAAAATTGCTTTGTCTCTAGTTGCTTTCGACATTCATTAACCAAATCGGATAACGTAATATCTGCTTCTTTATTATGCTCCTTTTCTTTCTTTTCTTCTTCTTCCTGCTTTTGTAGCCTTATTTCAAGCTCTTTTATTTTAAGGTTTCTTTTTCTTTCTTTTCTTTTTATAAATTTCATAAATTTCTTACAGAATTCCTTTTCCGATTTTAACCTTTCCTTTTTCCATATAAATATACCTTCCATAAATTTCTCACTAATCATCATAACCTTATTTCTTACTTAATCTTGTTAAAATCTCAGAATTTCTTTTTATAGATTTTAATAGCTCCTCCTTGAAATTAAAAGGTTTCTTCTTTTTTCTAAAGAACTTTAGAAATCTAAATAAAATTGATTGTCTTTTCATAAATAAATATATAACTTTTATATTCTTTATATAGTATATTTTTTGTAAATGTCAAGTATTTTTTAAAAACCTTGAGCAAAACCTCGAAAAATGTTAATGTTAATTAAAAAAAGCTTGATTATTACATTAAGAAAATTTATGAAAGAAAAAGGAGTAAAAAAATTCACATTACCAAAATGACAAAAATGAAACAAGAACACCTAAACGACATCGATAATATTTATAACGAGCTTTTCAAGAGGCTCAAAAT